TGGATCAATAACGATCAGGGAGACATTACCGGAGTCACTGCAACATCACCATTGACAGGTGGCGGCACATCGGGTGCAATTACAGTTGGAATTCAATCAGCATCAACATCTCAAGCTGGTGCGGTGCAGCTCACTGATTCAACATCGAGCACATCGACAAGTACAGCTGCAACGCCTAATGCGGTCAAATCAGCTTATGATCTCGCTGCCGCGGCTTTGCCAAAATTGGTGACATTCAATGCTCAAACTGGAACTACTTATACTTTCGTGGCATCGGATGCCGATAAATTGGTGACGACATCAAATGCGTCAGCCGTCACAGTTACGATTCCGCCATCTGTATTTACTACAGGTCAGCAATTCGATGTGCAATCGATTGGGGTTGGATTGACTACATTTGCAGCTGGAGCCGGAGTGACGATTACATCGACTGGGGCAACAGCCGCAGCTCCAAAATTGCGGGCACGTTATTCCGCTTGCACAGTGATTTGCACGGCCAGCAACAGTTTCACAGTGATTGGCGATCTATCTTAGAATGAGCAGATTAGGAATTTACGCATCACAAATAAGTGGTCATTTAACGCAACCACCCACATCCGTGGATTATTTGGTCGTGGCTGGTGGTGCAGGTGGTGGATCGGGGCCCGGTTATGGTTCAGGTGGCGGTGGCGGTGCAGGTGGTTTTAGAACATCAACCAACTTTGCCATTAGCGGATCATTTACAGTGACAGTTGGTGCTGGTGGTGCTAGTGGTGGAACAAATTCTGCGGCTCCGGGTGGTAATGGCAACAATTCAATTTTTTCAACAATTACAGCATCAGGCGGTGGCGGCGGTGGTCCAATCACAACTGGTGGTAATGCATCATCAGGAAAATCAGGTGGTTCAGGTGGTGGAGCATCTGCACCCAACGGAATTGGTGGAGCAGGTAACAGCGGTTCCTATAGTCCAGTAGAAGGCTATGCAGGAGGTTCAGCGGCAGGTATTGGATCGCATGGATCGGGTGGCGGTGGTGCTTCGCAAGCAGGTTCATCAGAAAGTTCAAGCGCAGGTGGTGCAGGTGGAAACGGCACTGCAAATTCTTATTCAGGTTCATCGGTCACATACGCTGGCGGTGGTGGCGGTGGTGCTTCAGGTACTGGGACAACCGGCGGTGCGGGTGGTTCAGGCGGCGGCGGTGCGGGTGCATCAGGATCAAGCGCAAACGCCACTTCAGGAAGTGCGAATTTGGGCGGTGGTGGCGGTGGTGCTCGAGCTGGTACTGCCGGCGCAGGTGGCTCTGGAATTGTAATTTTGCGTTATCCTGATTCAAAAGACGATTTCACTTCAATCGGTGGTGGTTTAACATATACAAAAACCACAAGTGGTGGATATAAGATTTATCAGTTCACAGCAGGAACGGGAACAGTGACAATCTAATGGCACACTACGCATTTATAAACGAAAAAAGTATTGTTACAGAAGTGATTGTTGGTATTGACGAAACAGAATTAATCGATGGTAAAAGCCCGGAGGATTGGTACGGCGATTTTAGAGGCCAAAAATGTGTTCGTACTTCCTACAACGGCAATATTCGATACAACTATGCTGGAATAGGATTCATCTACGATACAGAAAATGATGCTTTCATTGCGCCAAAACCTGAATGTAATCATGCCGAATTAAATTTGAATACAAAAACATTTCAATGGAATTGTTCAAATTCAGAACATGACGCAGATCTCAATTAACGGCTGGCCAGCTTCAAAGGATCGATCCGAAATCGGCATCAAGTCATTTGAAGTGCCAGGCACATCCGGGAAACTAGCTTGCGCCGAAGCTGTAGCACCTTTGCTGATTGGCTTTGCAGCCGAATTCCATAAACTTATCGAGCCGATCGATGGGGGCAGTCTCGATGATTGGGGATATTGCTTTCGCGATGTCCGTGGAAATGTGGGGAAGCTTTCCAACCATTCATCGGGCACAGCCATCGATCTCAATGCCACAAAGCATCCGTTGGGAAAAATTGGCACTTTTCCAAATGAGAAAGTACCGATGATCCGAGCTTTGGCGAAAAAATACGGCTTAACATGGGGTGGCGATTATCGAAATCGCAAGGATGAAATGCATTTTGAAGTAGCATTGACGCCGGCAAAGGCTGCCGCATTGATTGAAAAACTGGAGAAAGATCGTGAAGGAATTCAAAGCTCTCGCAGCTAGTTGGGGACGTTCATTTTTAGCAGCTTCATTGGCCGTCTATTTGGCCGGAGTGACTGATCCAAAAGCAATCATCGGAGCTGGAGCAGCTGCCGTATTGCCGGTCATTATTCGATGGCTTAATCCCAACGATTCACAGTTCGGCATCCGTGGCAAATGACGGAGCTAGTCCAGGCAGTTGGCGTCATTGCGGCGGCAACGATTTCAGCCATTGCAGCCATTTTTGCGGCCAAATCTGAACGTAACAGCCGTCCAGTATCCAACGGCTTCGCCGAGGGCTTACGACACGACGTACGGGAAATTCGAGCCATGATGATCCAGCATTTGAACGATCACGCGAAGGATTAGACACGCCGTTAATCACGCGGGATTCTTGCAATTGTCAGTCCAATCCGTCACCTTAGGACGTGGGAGATTCGACAAGCTCCCATCGGGAGAAAAAAATGACAGTGCTACAAATCATCCTAGTGATTACTCACATATTCATGCTTTATTGCGGCTACTACGTGGGACGATCCGACGGCTATAAAGAGGGCAAGGCAATTGGCTATCGCCGAGGTCAAGCTCTTTCAAAGGCGGTCAAATAAATGGGATTTTTGGACAATTACGAGACAGTAAATCAAAAAGTTCAGCGGCTTCACGCCAAATTCCCCACAAACAAAATTCACACATCAATCATCGATTGGAATCCGGAAAAAGGTTACATTCTCATCGAATGTCGAATTTATCGTCATTACGAGGATGAACAGCCAGCCGCAATCGATTACGCACACGGCATGGTAGGTGCTTACAATCCACAAATGAAGCGTTGGTACGTTGAGGACACAGTATCCAGCGCAATTGGCCGTGCAGCATCCGTCGTACTTGGCGTCGAGGAAAAGCCGAGCCGGGAAAATATGGAGCAGGTTGAAACGATGCCCAAATCATTCGTTGATGATGATCCATGGAGCAAGCCATTTGCCGAGGATGGATTTGCCACGGCAAAGACAGCTGTTGAACAAATCGCAGCTGAACTGGGTGGCCAATTGGAATCAGAATCGCCAATTTGCAAGCATGGTCACATGATCTTGAAAGAAGGCGAAAAGAATGGCAGCCCATATCGCGGCCATGTGTGCCCAGAGAAAAGCAAAGCCAATCAATGCCCGGCAATTTGGTATCGCCTAGGCAGCGACGGCAAATGGCGTGAAAGGCTCTGAAAATGGGTGATTTATACATCGAAAAGCCCAACGGCGAATCATTGACAATCCTACGTGATGGCACGGAAATCCGTGAAATGCGTGAGCCAATCCAACTTGATTGGTGCGACAAATGCGAGCAATGGAAAGAGCTTTCAGGTGGCCACTACTTGCAAACTGAAGGAATCAAAATGATTTGGTTCTGCAAGGAGTGCAAATGATTCCAGTCAAGCTCACACATGATGAGGAAATGGTCTGCGCAGCTTATGCATTACTACGTGCCCATGGAGCTGAGAAAATGAATGATTACAGCGTTCAGAAACTCAATCTATTCCAGGACATTGCTCGAAGTGCCGAAGCCATCGGCGCAGAGAACGCAGTGCATAAATACTTTCACAGAGACGTGCCGTTCAAACCAACACTCAACACATTCAAAAGCCAGGCAGATGTGGGATGGAATCTTGAAGTCAAGCACACGCCATGGAAAGATGGTTGCCTGATATTGCGTGATCGTGATCGAGCTGAGGACGTGGCAGTCCTGGTCACTGGCAATTCGCCGAATTACTACATTGTGGGCTGGATTCCCATTGGCATGGCTAGGCGTCCACAGCGCAAGCGTGGTGATGGCTCATATTGGATCAACCCGTCAGACTTAAATCCCATCGAGAATCTGAATCGGAGTATTTATGCTCGAAGTAATCAAGCTTGACTGCCGCGTCGAAAAAAAATCGACGGATCATAAGATCGTACACGTGACAGATAACCTGCCACCGAACGTTCATTGCGTCGAGTGCATGAGCTGCGGCGTACTTGGCATTTCACTATTCCAGGATCAGAAAGATTCATAGCCTGTGGATAACCTGTGGACAACACGCCGAAGCCCCGTTCAAGTTATCCACATTGTTGCAATGTACTTGACACGTCGATTACTCTGCGCTGGCCAGCGAGCCGCAGGGCGATG